GAATAATAGGTATTGGCGACCAGTCAAGGTTTAAGTGAGACAGGTCTCCATCTATAGATAACTCGTTTTTATATTTTTGAACTGGCTGCTCACCCCTAGCGTATAATCTAAGTGTATGATAATTACCCCATTGATTGTAGAACCTACAACTATTTGTATTTTTTTTAAACCACTCTCCCTCAATCGCCTTTGCTACCTTTAAGCCATATTCAATTGTTGCTTTTTCTTCATCTGTTGCGTTCTGGTTGGGGAATGATCGTTGTTGTATTAAGACTGATGGTTTATCCATTATTTTTTTATTTCGCTTCGGTTGCCTGTGTTATCGTATCTTGCAAATTTAATACTTATTTTTGTATTTGTTTTCTCTTGGTTAACAATGTACTTTTTTGTAGACATAATTGCAAGACCAGAGCTAATTGAGGCATCGTGCTTTGTCCTGTTGTTTATATCAAACCTAGCCCAATCCTCAAGGGTTTTTGTAAAATACATAGACCCCATAGAATCTTGGTCACGGTACGTACCCTCAAGATCCAGACCAACATATTCTTCAATGTAAGAGCCAATAGCTGACGCATGAGCTTGTTTTACATCCTCAGATGAGTTAGGTATACCACCGAGCTCTATCTCTGTCTTAGAGAGCTTGCTGTAGTGTTTGTCTGGACGATTAATTGAGAATGGTCTGTACCCTCTATTTTTAAAGTGATACAGTAGTCGTTGCTTATTGTTCTCAATTAGTATTGGCATACCATAAAATACACATGCCATAAGAACATCCTCAAAGAATATCTCCGCTGTCTGAGGTCGTGCTATATACTCTAAAAAAAATTCATTTGTTGGTGCGTTTTCCATGTGAAACTTAGTCATTCCATGAAGAGCACCATTCGATCCACCTCCCCCTACAACCCCAGATATGTCATACGGGTCACACCCAAACGATCCAATGTTTTCATTTCCAGGATACTTTAATCCCTTCCTGTCTATTACATTGTTTCTTTTGTTCTGCTCTGGTATCCATGACACAAGAAATCTACCCTTCTGATCTGGGGTCCATACAACAGTCGTGTCTGGCTTACCGTCCTTCCAGTGGAAGTAACCCCTAGTTAAAACTCTATCCTTTATTAATGAGTCGTTATAGTCAATCTGCTGGTATATCTTTGTCAAGTTAAACAATGACTGCTTTGACTCATCCCTAAATGCATGAGACTCAGTCCTTGGGAACTGTCGATAAAATTCATTTAGTGCATCAGCATCAGACTTCAATGCAGTAACCTCGTTTGTCCACCAACTAATAACACCGTTAGTTATTTTTTCTCCGTCCATTCCAATAACTGGTGTTTTTGGATCTTCAAAAACTGGCCATCCGTACCTATCAATGTACCCCTCGATATTCCATTCCATTGGTATAAATAATGAATACAATCCCTGCTTAGTCTGACCATTGGCAGATCGTGATGCAGGATTACTATCGTTAAATAGTTTCTTAAAGTTATCACCACCCTTAGACAATGCATTTGACGTTGAGCCCATCATACACTTACCAACAATCTTTGATCCCAACCTAAGACATGTCTTTGTTACACGCCAATTGTTTAATATGTTTTCAGGCTTCTCCCATTTACCACTATTTAAGCTTAAAGTGAAGTCCGATAATATAAGTTTTCTTTCATTATCATTCTCTCCATCTACCTGTATTCCAATATAATCTCCTAATCCTTTATATTCAATGCTAACCTTATTTCTTCTTCCCCTTGTTTTTGGAATATAATCTTCAAAAGATTTCTTTTTAGTAATCATTGGTATTTTAGCAAGATCACCCGATATAAATATTCTATATACATCAGTATTGTAATTGCTTTTTCTATGCATTATATTAGAGCAAGATAGACCACAAGATAAAGCAATAAACCTAATAGAGTCAACTATATGTTTTTTACTCATTCCAATCTCTATAACCCCTTTCTTTTTATCAGAATGGCCATCAGAATCTATAAGTCCTGCAAGTAATTGAAGCCTTGTATCTATTGAAGATTTAATGTATTGTTCAGGTATATGCTTATTATTATATACCCCTATATCTCTCAAGGATTGATTAATACCTTTGAATGCAAATTCAACTATTTTATCAGAAGTAGATTTTTTTAATTCAAAAGGTATATTTTTTATTTCAGAAATCCTACCTAAATAATGCAATAATTCAGGTTCTTCATCTTTATTTACTAATATTGTAAACGAGTGTTTTCTGCCGTCTCCTAACCATAATCCTAATAAATATGGAGGTATCCCATTAAATATATCTTTTGATTCAATACCATTAGATGCAATTCTTGTAATATGTTGCTTTCTATATTTAGATGAATTAAAATATTCTTTTGCAGTTAATATTACTTCTCCTTTGTTATAATCATTTAATACTAATCTATGATTTTCAGTTACAACATAATCGTTCCCATAAGGTTGTTTTATTAAATAAGTATCAGTTACTCCATTAGTCTTTGCTTTTATAGTCTTTACTAATCCACCTTCGACAATTACTTTATCTCCAATATTAATGTCTTTTATTTCTTTAAATTTCCAATCTTCAGTAAGTATTAATGTATCAGGAGCATAACATTCGTCATGAACTAGCAATAGTAATTTTTCACCGTCATAACTATTGTCAGCAGTATTCTTCCAGTCAATTGTAGTATCAAGACCATCAATCTCTTCAGTCTTTTCATCGTCCATGTTCCTTCTTGTAATCTTTGAGGCTGGAACTCTAAATGCAAGCTCAGTCTTTGGATTGTCCATACCGTCTTGAATAGGCTTGAAAAAGAATGGGTAGTTACGTATTATCGGAACAACCTTATCTGTAAACATTTTTTTTGCGTCAGAACCTGTTTTAGATAGTATACCGATTCTAGAGTCACGCACTATAGTACCTGTGCTACAAGACTCAGACGAGCTCATAAAAGAAAATCCAGAACGTCTATTCTTTAGGTAGCACATACCAAAAGATCTGGCATCAGCCTTACAAGCCTCCCAGAAAATATAAAATATCCTGTTTGACTCACGAAAGTCAGGAAGTCCAACGTCTATCTTTGTCCACTGTAAGTACATGTAATGACTACCAGTTACGTAGGTAGGGGTGTTATTATTCATAAACCAATAACCATACTCCCTCTTGTCAAACTCACCCTCGACTAAGTCTATATATCGTGACTTAAAAACATTGTCTCTCCTATTCCAATCAAAAATAGTTTTTATTTTTTGTAGCTCTTCAGGGTATTCTTTTGGAGTCCAAACATTATTAAAGTTGTCTACCTTGGTTGGGGTACTTGGAAGTGCAACCTTTAGTCCTCCTATTTCGTATATCTCACCTATAGTGCCGTCCTTAGATATTACAACAAAGTCATAGTCACTACTGTATCCGTAAGCCCATGCTTTCTTTTTGTTCCTATTAGTTACAACACTTTTAGGAACTTGATCTAAAACAACCCTGTATAAGTTATTTTCCATTCTTAGCTCTTCCTTCGGCAAATCCTTGCCTTCCATGATCAATCTTAACGATGTCTACATTTTTATCTTTGTCCTCCTCCTCCTCAATCTTATGTAGCATAGATAGTGCATCGTCAAAGGCTAACTTTTTAGCAGATGCTGCATTTTTTAATTTATCAGCTGTAAGGTCGTCCTCAGCATGAGTAATTATTGGCTCCATCAGAACCTTAATAAGCTCGTCAATAGCCTTCTTACCAGCCTCAAGTATTTCTATTTTTTTAGACATATGTTCCTGTTGTACATTCTGTAAACTAAATCACCGTTTATCTTAAACTCATACTCGCTGTCTGGAGTAAATGAAACCACATCTCCAACAGATACACCCTCTAATTCATTATTAGTAAAGATTAGTTCACCCCACAATTCCTCAAGACTGCCCAAAGATGAGAACACCTTATCTTCTGATGGGATTGGCTTCACAAAACAAAATGGTGACGGTGCCATCCAATCAGATTCACCTGACTTATACAAATACAATTGATCGTCCTGAACAATAAAGAAGTCGTCAAACAAGTAGTTCCAGCTACTCTTTTGCCTGCCCTTCATGTCGTAGTAAAACTTAAATGTGTTGTGATGAACAACCACTATGTCCCCTGGCATTATTGGTCCAGTGTAGTACATTGGTGTGCATATTACCTCAGCAAACCTATTTGTAGATTTGTGGTCCTCCTGTGATGAGCTTATGATAAATGGCTTACCTCCGTAAGTTCTTATATTATCGTACCGCTTTCCATCAACTGGCTTGATGATAAAACAGTATGGTGACTTCATTAAAAATCTATTTTAAACTCTATTGATGTTGGAACGTTACTAGAAAAAGTTTTCCACTTAATTATTTCTCCAGATTTGATTATCCATATAGATATTGATCCAGAGTCATCCTTTAGTATGGAATCTATTACCCAAGTTCTATCAAGAACTTCTTGCCCTAACATATAGTGCATGCACTTCATGTAGTCAGGGCCAATAGACACTTTTCTAATTATATTCACCTGTCTGTAGATTTACTTTAATGTCTCCATACTCCTTAATTATCTCATCCTGATAAGACGATAAATCAAAGGCTGCTGTTTCAAGATTTGAAAGTGTAGCGATTTTTTGGCTTTTAAGTCTATTGAAGGTAACCTCAATATCTGCCAATTGGAACTTTAATTCCCGAAAGTTTGTGTTAAGCTCAACTAACTTAGAGAGCTCCTCTTTTTTTATTTTTTTCATTTTATTAAATTTATTATGCAAATATACTAATTATAATGATCTATACCACTTAAGGTCAGAATGATTGTACTGAAAACATATTGGAGTAGCAACATTTGATGGACTCAATGAACTAGGTGCACCAACAAATGTAGCACCACTAGATATAAATGTTGTTACAAGTCTTTCTACCGTGGACATTACAACGAACTTAATACCATCTAAACTAGAGTTTGATGCTGGAAAAGTTATTGCAAAACTAGCTCCAGTCGTACCAGTAAAGTATGTATTCACACTAGAAATTGTAGCTGACGTTAATGCATTTGTTGTAACAACTGAAGGAATAGAGTTAAGTGCTAAAACTGATTGAACAGTAAAGTTTTTTGTTTGTCCAGTTTCATCAGTTCCAAATAACCTAGTACTTGGTGTAGGTGCAGCATCAGCGTAGTTTTGTGTTTTCATTTCCCTTGTCCTTTATATTTTTTTTTATAATTCTTTGATGTCTTTAATTGTGATGTCTTGCTCTTAGCATGAACTCCAGGACGACTGATAAATCGAACTATTCTTTTGCTAGACTCTAATTGCTTTTTCATTATTACAAATTTACATATTTTTTTTAAATGTCATTTGATCTTTTAAAGATATGATATTCTTTATGCAGCATCTTCAATTATGTATCTTTTTTTTAATTTATAATTATTTTTACACATTCGTATATTACTGGGTTTAGCATTTAGGGCTATAGCACAATTTTTAGAATTATTAAAAAAAAATATTTCACCAGTTTGTGTATCAGTAACTTTTAATGGCACTTTGCTATTTGAATCACTTTGTTTCTTATTAAAAGAATCAGAAATAAATTTTCCACCATAGTTAGGATTATTAATACCACTATTAGCTTTTGAAATTTTTAAAATTATTTCATTTCTTTTTGGGTGATTAGAAATAGTATCTCCGCCATCTCCGCCATCTGTCATATTAATTAAAGAACCTCCATTAATTTTTCTGTTTATACGCTTAATCCAATATATTTCTTTTTCTAATGCTTCTTCATTACTTAAGCTTTCTTGTATTATAATTACATCATACCCATATTTATTAACTATTCTGTGCCAATATTTTGAACGACCAAGTAAGCTATTGCATCTATCACCAAAACCTTTACCAATATAAAAAACTTCATTGGTTGTTATGTTTATATGTGCATATACATAGTATTTATTATTCAATATCATCACTAGTAATCAATGTTAATGTAAAATGATTACCATGTATTTCTTTTGCTTTATTAGCTATTACCATAAACTCATTAAAATCTTTAACTTTTTTAAAAACCAAACATCCTTCTGACCAGTTTTCCACAAAATTTGAAACAGTCCCTGCCTTGTGTATGTTAATTCCAAACATTCCTGTATCAGTCTTTGACTCATCAAATGTCATGTCTTTATTACCATCTCTCCATACAGTCACATCTGCTAGTCTTTGACATACTGCCTGATATTTACCCCTATGCATAGATACAGCATAAGCTCCTCTATATTGTCCTGGCACTAATCTAGCTACTCCCTTAGCATTATGGAATTGCATTACTCCCTTTTTACCTGGCTCAGTAGTAGCATCCCACTCATGATAAAACCATTTACCACCTACTCTATAGGATAGAGTTATTTTGTCATCAAATAAATTAGTAACTTTTTGACCAGGTGCTGAGTTACGAACTCCTATAATATTTACATCATAGTCTTTAGCACCTGCAAAGTATACATATCCTTTAGCCTTTACAGCTTTTTCAATTTGTTCTCTAGTGTATGTCATTTCTTTATTTTATTTAGGTCCTCTTTAACTTCTTTAGCTCTAGCAAATAGTAACTTCATTGACTGCCATAGGTCTATGCCTTTGACTACTTTGTAATTCTCATTAATTGACATCACCTCTATACTAGATAACACTAATGCCACTACCTTTGTGAGCATAAATGGTACACTGAAAAAATTAAGTATGATATCAT